GAAGGTAGGAAATTAGTACCTCTGGAACAGAGGGAGTTTATGAGTTCTGACTGGCGGACCTCTATCTTGTCCTATCTTGGGCAAGGCAAGTCCGTTGGATTGAAGCTCGAAGCTCACCGCCTTTAGGCGGTGGGTAGTTCACCACTGCCCAAGCAACGATCCGCAAGCGTAGTAAGCCGGGTCGTTCGTGATGTCTTGTACGCACTTGTCGACTTCCGGAGGACGGAATAGAACGTCCTTCTTGAGTTCGTCGATGGTGTCGTTGATGTCGAGCATATTGTTGCCTTGGGTAGCGTTGCTGTTCGTGTCTGTACCGTCCGTAGACGAACCCATAACATTTCGACCGAATAGTTTGTTGATGAAGTTCTCTTGGTCCGGTGAGTTGAGAACTTCCTCGCTGACAGTTTTTCCGTTGTCCATTGCGGTGTCCAGATAGAGTTTCCACCAGTATTTACGCCATTTGTACTCGAATTCCGGGATTTCGTCCACTACGCTGTCTACTTGGTAGAGGATGTTGTTGAATTCGAGCTTGAGCAAGTCTCCGGCCTTGGGGAAGATCTGCGCTGCGGTATAGCCGTAGTAGCGGAAGTCCTCATAGCCGCGCTGGTACCAGATCGGGTTGTGCTCGTTCGGGTCGCAAGCCGGCTTAACGCCCAGTTCGCGGAGGCTCCTGTAGTTAAGCTCTAGGAACAGTCCCATATGGACGTAAATTTCTTGCTTCGTTGTGTACTGGATTCCGAAACGCGAATAAAGTTCGTTCTGTGGATTGAACCCCATAAGTACCGGTAGGTCGAAGACGCGCTCCACCTCGCGGTTAGAGTCCTCGTGGAACAGTGGGGTATTGTTCACGTTCAGAGAGGTCGTGTAATACTTGTAAAGGGTTCCTTGACGGTTGACAAACGCACGGCTCATTACATTGTAACGCTCTTGGTCACGGAACGCATTGTGTCTACGGTTGTAGAAAACCAGTCCGAGACGGGTGTCGTGCTGGAAGTCCGGGTTGTTGATTTGCATCTTTTCGGAGCGTTCGACATAACCTCCGGTCCGGTCGTTCCACATATGCGGAGAGACCGATGCCAGAACACTGAAATTCGGCACGATAACCGTAGTCGCACGGCAGTTTCCTGAAAGATGTAATACGAATTCTGGCATTTTGTCAACCTCTAACCTAGTTTATAATACTGACCAACCACTCAAAAGTATATAAACTGCGATATGACTAACAGAAGGTTGAAAAATGGCGAGCACATCGATTTCACGTAAGTATACGAATATTTCGTTCGAGTCCGTCCGTGAGCACTTGCTTACGATTATGAAGGCCAAGGGTGGAAACTTGGCAGACTACTCGGAGAGTTCATACGGTCGCTTGATGACCGACTTGTTCGCCGGTACGTCCGACTTGATGGCGTACTACGCCGAATCTTCGTTCAAGAACGCTTTCCTTGAATCGGCAAACTCCTTGCCGTCCATCTATGCCAACGCTCGTATGCTTGGTTATAGCATCCGCCGTCCGGTTCCGGCCAAGGCTGGTATCGGCATTCAGACGACGAAGACCGGCAAGTTCAATACGATCCGCGTCCGAATCCCTCTTGGAACCGAGTTCACTATGGGTAGTACCACGCTGACCGCTATGGACAATATGGAGTTCCGCTATGACCGTAACACCGACACGGAACAGACTGGCTTGATGACTCTCATTTCTGGAAAGGCCGTGCTCGCGGAAGGCCGTTTCAAGACCGAGTCTCTTATTTCCACCGGTAATCAGAACCAGACCTTCATTATTCACGACCTTACCTTCAGTGACTATTTTGGAGACAATGACCCTAACTTTGACGATGATGGAAATGTGGCTCACCGCTCTTCCGCGTTCACTAGGGTTATGTCTGACGCTACATTGATGGACAATATCGACCCCAGCGTTGTGGTGGACGATAAGCTGTACTGGCGGATTTCTCGTAGGGGTCTGATCGACCCGGCGAAGGAATCGGTTCTGAACGATATTGAACAGTTCGAGTCTGGTCAGGACAACTACACCGATAACTACACGGTGGAGCTGTCTACGGCAAATGACGGCAACGTGCAGCTCCGTTTTGGCGACGGCTTGAAGTCCGCCATTCCTTACGGCGTTATCAACGTAACTTACTTCTCCACGACTGGAGAAGATGGTAACTTGCTCAACGTGGCCGGTACCACCCTTTCGACCAATAGCAGCCGCATCGTAATCTGTCAGGACGACGGTACCGAAAGCGATATTACGGTTAACGACCTAAACATTGCTATCACTACTGATATCCGTAACGGCCTCGACATTGAAAGTATCGAGTCTATCAAGGCAAACGCTCCGTACTTGTTCAACACGCTGGACCGTCTCGTGAACCGTACGAGCTACAAGATTTTCCTCCGCCGCTATTCTGATGTCAAGTACGCAACGGCCTACGGCGAGGATATCCTTAACACGAAATTGCTAAATGGCGGAATCGACGTTAAGTATATGAACCAAGTGCGTTTCAGCGCGTTGAAGAGCTTGTATCGCCAGAAGGACAATACGTTCTACCCGACGACCGCCGACGAGTATTTCCTCGAAGGCTACAAGGTGAACGGCCTTATGTACACTTGGCAGTATGACTACCGTGAGCTGGAGCGTAACGGACTTGATGAAGGCCATATTGCCATCTACAAGCGTCTCGGCGATGCGCTGCAGAATGTCCAACTAGAGAATGGCGAACCGCTCTCTACCGAAGTCCAGCAGCAAATTTTGCAGAGCATCCAGCCGACATATCCGCTGGATTACCAAGTGTACTCCGCCTTGCTGTCTCCGCTTGACTTCGTCGAAGATGGTTCTGAACTATACAACTGTATGACCGCGCTTAACCAGCGCGGAATGATTACTGTTGGTGGCGGATATCACAACTATGTCTATCCGTCGGTTCACGATATGGAAGCCCATATGAAGGTTACGTTGTTCCGAGGCAATAACTTTACCGACGTGAAGGAACGTATCAAGAACGCCGTTTACAAGTATCTCTTGGAGAATACCGACTTCGCTACGCCGATTTACCGTTCTCGTATTGAGGCTATTGTTCATACGCTTACTGAAGTGGCCGGTGTCGATGTAACCTTCTCCCCGGTCAACGACCGCTATGTCGAGTTGGATATCAATGACCTTCGCTGGCTCGGCCAGATGACTTACGAATATATCGTTCCGGGTAGCATCGCGCTCGATGGGTTTGATTTCTCGCTCGGTTATACCTATGTTGGCGACTACTCGAAGACGACTTACCAGAATACCTTTACGGTTCAGTCACTTGCTGCGCTCCAGACTCGTATCGCCGATTACTACAAGTACACGGTGCGTCCGAAACTGGCGTCCAATGCGACCAACAAGCTTTCTGATTTGGATATCGACAAGTTTGTGGCCTACATCTGGGAACAGGCGATGATGGTTATCTACACGACTGTCCATACGGCGTTGCTTGACGAGCAGTCTGCTGGCAACGCTGACGCGGCTGATGCGTTGTATTTCGTTATCCAAGCCATCAAGGGTTGGGATAAGGGTTACGATTCGCTTACCTTCAAGAATACGGACACGATAGTGGATATGTCCGAAATCGAAGGTAATTCGCTGCACGACTACATTGAATACGCGCTTGAGTATATCAAGCTCGTTCGTAACGTGCTGAAGTATTATGTAACCAAGAACCTTATCGATGACGCCGGTAACATCACTAACTATTCGAACGACAACGAAATTGTCCAGATCACCATTCCGACCGACCAGATTGAGCTTGCCGTGTCGGTGGAAAGCGTTTTGCTCACGGAGTAATCAATGAATCCGATAGTCTATAACAAGAATGGTCAGTTCCGCTTCAACGACTTCGTTGGCTACTTGCCGGAATTCTTGAAGACGGAACCAGATGTGGTTACGTTGATGCAAGTGATGTCAGACTACATCAACAACGCCTACCGTAATATCGAGACGACCGAGGAATTCGAGTTTGTCCGTGTGTGTACTTCCACTGACCAGAACGCCGTCCGAAACGAAATGGAACGACTGTGCTCGATGCTGCAACTCGCTTCGGAACGAGGTGACTCGGTTCGCTATCTGTCGGTGCCTCGAAACAACGTGAAGTCTAACGTGATTGTCGGTAACGAGGGTGCTGAATACGCCAAGGAAGCCGAGATTGACCTACCGGAAGTCGAGGATGTCATTACGTCGGCGTCTGGTAGGCATTTGGTCGACGAGACGACCAAGGACGGCACGGTTGTCTATATCAAGTACAGAAACGCCGACCCGGTTCGTACGGTCGCTTACTACTATTCTGCGGCGGACGACACGATGATTAGGGACACCGCCGGGACATCCCAAGACCCGTTTACCGGTACGGACAATAGTCCATCTACGGCTATCGAGTTTAAGGTGTCCGATGTAGGCCACGTTCTTCGCCGCTATGGCGGTCAGTCCAAGGACAAGAGTGTCAACTATTACGAGATTTTCTTTACAATCAAGGTTACGGACGTAAATCGCGTTTCGGCCATTGATTCTGTCCTTGTAGACGTAGACGGTGTCGACAACAAGACCGACCAAGTGATTGTGGATTACTATAACCAAGCTGCGGTTGCTGATGGCAATTACAATACTTACATCAAGTTTGCCGAAGGAAACGCGTTCAACTGGGTTGGTGACTATCCGTCTGGAATTTTCTATCTGCGCGATACCAGTAGCTCGAAGCTTACCAATGTGTCGTCTAGCACTTATGTTCTTATTCCGGACACCGCACTGAGTCCGAGCATCGACCGTTACCGAGTGAGTCGAATCGATGTGGATTCTACTGGTATGCTGAAGATTTACACATCGACTGGCACCCCCGGAATTTACAGCGACGCGATGTTTTACTTGATGCACGGTAACGAGCGAGTTGCCTTGCTGAAGATGAACAGCGACATAACCAGCAAGTCTCGTAAGGAAGATGGCGAACTGTATACCTCCGTGTTTCCGGTGTCATTGGCGTATGACATTTACGACATTATCGGAATGATTACCGATAAGAAATCGCTTACCTTGGTATCTATTCCGCTGTCGGAGAGCTACTATACTATCGACGGTACGAATCGTATGCCGCTTCTTCGCTGGAGTGGCGAATATCGCTTCTTGGACGATATGTCGGTTGGCCTTTCCAGCGATATTAAGCTGTCGAAGGCGACTATTAAGGATAACGATGTCGTTGTTCGAATCAAGGGTAGCAAGTGGAAGCAGATTGGCCTTCGCGAGTTTTATTCTCCGGTTGATCTGAACGTCGGCGCGTTCATCTTGTGTCCCGAAGCTTGGGATGGTTTGGCGATTGTTACCGCATCCAAGATTGATAAGACGAATGGCTTGTATCGAATCGGTATTCAGAAGAACGTAAAGTCGACCTTCCGTCCAGAAACATCGGAAGAAATCGATATTACGATTCCGTCTGTCGGTGTCATTACGAGTCTGTATGCGAGCAACGATGAAACTGGTGAACACGAATACGCCATTTACAGCGGCTATTACTGGCAGCCTGGTGATGTTGTGCTACTTGACTGTGAAGTGAACGGAAACGCAGAGCAGCGTCTGTTTAGAATAACCAAGTATGCTGACGGCTGTGTTCACATAGTCCACCCAGCTTACAATTCGGAGACTGGAATCGGCGTTAAAATCGCAAAGAATACGCCGATGCGTCTTGTCGAGGAATCGTCAGAATCCTATGTCTCTAAGGTTGACCACGTTCGTAATCTCGGCGACAACACGGTCGCGGCTATTAGACGTTATACCGGTCCGATTTACACGAACGAGTATATGATTGCTCGCTTCAAGAACGCCGAGGATGACCAGTTCTGTGTGCTGAAGATGATTAGCGACGTGGTTATGTATGACGCGGACGTTGATTATACGGATGGAACCTACGTTTACAAGCCGGATGACCATAATGTCTACCAGATTAAGAAGTCTAGCGTTATGAAGGATGAACAAGTCCTCGAACAGACTGACTTGATTCTTGATACTGTGAAGCATTTCTCGGTCGGTTACAAGAAAATGACCAATTCCTTTATGCCGTATGCCGGTGCCGTGGCAACTCTTGACTACGATGAGAAGATTGACTACACGGTAGATGATATGGAAACCGTTCGTATTCCTCTGTATATCAAGAAGAGTAGCGATACTCATCTACGTTATGGCTGGAAGGAACGTGAATATCTGTACTATGGTAACGATATCGGCGTAGATGATATGGCTCGTGCTGGTTTCGTAGAGGTTTATGGAAAGAATCAGCACAATGTCGTAGACGTGGATATGGCTGACCGAGCCGTGAATGTCATCGACGAAGAAACTAGCGGAACGGTACTGAAGAAGGGTATCGCGCCAGTCTATGTTATTGATATCGACAGTAACCTTATTGCTACCAAGAATGAGTCTGGCACGTGGATTGTTACGATGACTTCCGCTGGTCACGGCTTGGCTGACGGTATGCGCATTACGGTTTCTGACGTGGTTGTGTCTGACCAGTCGTTGAGTGACGTGTTCAACGTGACGGACGCTGTTATTGACGTGATTTCACCTGATGTTATCCAGTATGAAAGCGACTCTACTGCGGAAGGCGTGTATTGTACTGGCGAGATTAGCGATGAACACGACCCGGAACACAAGAAGGCGACAGCAATTTATCGTCGTCCTATCAATGCGCAGACGGGTGAACCTCTCCAAGAAGGCGATGTCATCGAAGTTGACCGGACGGAAAGCGACGCTACTGTCCGTGAGTTCTATAAGGTTGGTATAGGAAACTGGGTCAAGCTCGACCGGTATACTGTGTTGACTCCGTTTACTCTGTATGCCCAGCAGAATTTGATTGATACGTCTGTCACGAACCCTGCTTATGCGCTGAGCCAAGGCTACACGGTTAGACGTATCCGTTTCATTGACGAGAATACCGCTCAAGTCAACCTGATTGGACGTGTTCCCGAAACGGATTTGCACAAGGGAACTCGTGTTTTCATTAGGTTTGCAGACCATAGTGCGTACAACGGTTGGCATACGGTTACTAGCAACGTGAACGGTGGTGGCATTTTCAACATCAAGATCGCTGGTGAAGCTGGTATGACAGATGGCCAGTCGCTGGTCGGTCGCGAGATGACATTGTATGTCGGTATGTGGTACAAGTATACGGTCTATGCGTATGACTGGAACAAGGTCAGCAACCAAGCGACGTTCGCTACTTCGAACGAGATTCTTGAGGTCAATGGCAATACCGTTCGCACGAAGTACAAGCACGGCCTATCGGTCGGAGACAATGTAATCATTGATCCGAATGGCGATGCGGCGTACAGCTATGAAGGCGGCGAGCCAACAAACATCTACGAGGCCGTTGTTACTGCGGTTCCTAGTGACGAGAGTGTTGTCGTTGAAGGCGACGCGTCTATTGTGGCCGGCGGAAGGATTTATAAAGGTTTTGTCGCTCGTGAAAACGTGGGAAATCTTAACGGCGAGTTTACTTGGAAGGGACATCGGTTTGCCGACGGCGAAATCGTGTACACGACTAACCAGCTATGCGAGGATGAAGAAATCGCGTGGCGCGTCGCCAAGAGCAGTGCGTGGGTTCCGATGCGCAAGAAGCGTACTTTCAAGATCGATAACATCGAAGTCGAGATGTACCGTAATCCGGAGTTTGACGAGGCTGACCCGGTAGAGACCGATTCTGAGTACAAGTACCGTGTCTACGGTGACAATTTCGTAGAAGCCGAAGCTGAAAATGGTAATGCATATCTGCAAGCTGCTGGAATGTCTCGTAACTACCACTTCGAGCATCCGCATATGGAAAATCTTGACACTACTCAGGACGTGAAGCTGCAGTATTCGTCCAAGTACGACTATGGTACGGTCGCGCCGCGTGACGATATGGACGCTTCGTTCAGTGGCGTCCCTGATATGGACTATCCGTTGGCCGAGCGCATCGAGCGTCTGGCCTACTTGAAGGATGCCAGTGTGCTTGATTTCGACCTTATCGGATATCTGGCTCGGTTTATGGGATACGACATTACCTCAGTGTCTGACGACGTTAGCGAGAGTGGTATTTATCGAACCAACGAGGAACGCGAGAACGCCTTGAGGGAAACGATTTCCCACCTTCCGCAGTATTATGCGCTGAACGGCACGAAGGCTGGTATCAATATGCTGATGGCCACGTTCGGTCTGGTAGGCGAGTTGATTACTATGTGGACGAATACAGAGGACCCGTATGGTGAATTGGTTCGCCAGACCGATATCGACGAGCGAATCCAGAAGGATTCTGGGCTTGGTATCAAGGTTGGTCAGTGGGTTCCGACGCCGCACGTTGTTCTTGATGTCTTGGACGAACCGAAATTCCCAAGTGTCTCCGTCACTAACGAGGATATCGAGCGAATCACGGAACAGATCCGCTGTTGCAAGCCGATTAACGTCGTGTTTGATGGCATCCGAGTGGTTATGAAGGCCGTCGCCACGGCTGGAATTAGTATCGTGGCTCACGGAATGGAAGGGTCGTCCGGAATGAGTCCAGTCTTCGACGGTAATAACGACGAAGGCTTGGGGTTGGAATCCTATGAAGAAGATGCTTGTCTAGACGACGATTGCGGCTTCTAGGCGAGCGGTTCCGCCACCGAAGGATATAAACTAGTTTCTTGAAAGAAATTAGGTAAATCTCGGTATGAACAGAAGCGTTATTACCCTCCGTGGTCTCGACATTCTTAATAATTCGATTGCCGGTGGCGATACCACCCAATATTGGATTGGTTATTACGGCCTAGCTTACATTCCTGAAGAGAATCGCCAAGATTTCTCGAATTCTATGGTGACTCTGGTTCCTAGGGTCAATGGCAAGCCTATTGGTGACGAACTGTTCAACATCTTCCAAGGCTCTATGGCGGACACGGTCGCCGGTTTCGACGAAGGCGACGTGGATTCTGCTGCTGGAAAGCTTTACAAGCAGTGTCTTTATGCAGAGAACATTGAGTCGTCTTTCCGCTACGCGCTTTCTACGGATAACAATGGTAACAAGATTAACACGCTAGTTACCTACGGTCAAGATGCTTCTGACCCGTCTCAGTATACTCTGTTCCGTACCTACCTTGGTATCGGTGGAGAAATGACTCCGTCGAACGCCGAGTCAAATATTCAAGTCGATGAATATGGTCTCCCGCTTCCGGCTCCTCTCTACTACGCAGCGAAAAACGATACCCCAGTGGAGAATTCCGTTACATCGGATATGCGTAACTACTCTGCGAAGACTGGTGAACCGGGTTGGTCTGCGTCAAACGATTCTACTCGTGATGATATCGCTAGTACCGAGGATATGCAGTCCATCTCGAACTTCAACCGTTATCACGCGCCGTCGTCAAGTGAAGGCTATGCGGTCGCTCACGACCCGGCTTGCCGAAATATGGCGAAGGTCACGAAGTATTTCCCGATTGACCATTACGATATGTCTACGATTATCCGTGATGGTGGCCATATCCAGAATCTCGAAGCTGGCAAGAGCAGCACTAACCTTGACAATGCCAAAGTCGGCACTGTCAAGTACAAGATCAGCATCAATATTGCCGACTATATGAAGATGTCTTCCCAGCGCATCAACAACCCTGACGCTCCGGAGATTAGCTTCAAGTTCAACCGTATCGGCCTTTATGCCGTTCCGGTTACCCTTCACGCGTTCAATGTGGTCGCAGCCAGTAACGAGAAGTGCGGCGGTAACAAGGTTCAGCTCGAAGTGAACGGTGACGAAGACCCGATCCTTTTCGCGGTTATCGATACCGACACTATTGAAATGAGTGAGAGCGGTCTTACCAAGTTCAATATCGATTTCAGCGTTAACTTCCAAGAAGATACCGCTCTCGTGAACGACCCGGTTATCTTCTACAACTTGTACGAGAATGATGCTATCACTTGGTACAAGAACCAGCTCCTGGCAAATGCAAGCACATCTGAAGCGGTGACTACGTTGGGTGTCGAACTTAACTACCTCCGCAATATGGTCGAGGCTCTGAACTCTCGCGGTGCGGATTGCGGTGTTGGCGACGACGGTGATATGTGGGCTTTCCGTAACCATACTCACCCTTATATGCGTAATATCGTGGATAGTGCCGACGTAAACTTTGGTGCTGTCCGTGGTATCTATACGATGCCTGAGTATGAAAATTATACGGTATATTTGACTCGCGGAAATTCGTACGATGATACGACCGATCCGTCTACAGTGGAAACGCTTATTGAAGTAAACGGCTATACTGTCGGCGAAAACTCGATGGTTCTCGGTAAGGATAGCTTGGCCGCTGGTAAGTACAGCCTCAATATGTCGAATTATGGTTTGATTGACCAAGATTCGTCTCACGTATTGCTGATGGGCGGTAAAGGAAAGTACGACGGCAAGGTATTTAATGATGACCACCTTGCCGTGACGGATTCCCACAACAGCATCATCAACGTAGGTAGTTCGGGCGAACTGCAATATTTGCGCGGCTCTATTTGGATGTCTAGCGACTCTCCGGTGTATGTAAACGGTACCGCGCAGAACACGATTGCTCTCGGACACAATGATGTGCTGAATGATCTTGACGGTTCGAGTTATAAAGGCGACTATAAGAATGGTGCCACTCGCGAATCGGTGTTCATTGGTCGCAATAAGGCTGTTGCTCAGGTTGAAGACTCTTTGATTATTGGTGCTGGTACGTGGGGCGGAACCCAAACTATCGGTAGCTATGACATTGCTTCCGATATGAACCCGTACTATATGAATTCCGATAATACACAAGATTACAATGAATCTTCGATCTTCTCGTCGGTGTCGGGCGGCGTGTTTGCGGTATCTAGCATTGGTTCTATGAACACGGTGCAACGTAATGCGCGTGGAATTTACGCTGTCGGTACCGATAGTGTAATTCCGTCTAGGTCTGAAAACGTGATTATGATTGGTAACCGGGTGAACAAGGCGGTACCTCCGTATTCGTTCGCTAAAGACTGCATTATGACGGTTGACGAGTTCAATGAACGCTACGGTAACACGGATCGTTGGCCGTACCCATCTGATGACGTTATCTGGACTACTACCGATACTTCTGGAACATACCCAGTTTACAAGTTCAACATCGCGGTGGTGGGTACTGGAACGCTCAATCTGCTTAATGGCCAGTCCGGAACGCCGTCAGTTACGCAGCGTAGCGTTAAAGGCGTGACCTTGTATATTACATATAGTAATTACGTTTGGAACGGTGGCTACACTTGCGGTACTGGTACCGGTACTTTTGGTAGTTATCCAGAATTTTATTCCAACCTGTATCAAAAACCGGGTAATTTAAAAAATGTGATTATGCTCGGTGACGACTTGTCGGTCGGCTATGGTAGTACGAACAGTATTATTATTGGCGATAAGAGTGGTACTCGCAAGATTAAGTATACGAACTCCTTCATTAACACATTGGGCGATGATATTGGATATCAGCGTGATAACACTTCGAGTCCGTTCGGTCATTTTGATAATGTTTGGTGGATTGGCCATACCAATACTACCCAAGATACGAGTGTGTCGGGTTCGAATACGACGGGTCATTTAATCGTCGCACAGAATAGCTCAAGTGAGGCTTGGCATAATGCCGTATATAAAGACCGCTTTGTGTTTATTGGCAGTGATCCGAAGGCATATGGCTTCTCTTATTGGTATGGTGTCGATAGTGGCACAACTAGTAATATCTATGGCTCATTGACGACGTCGAATACGCTTTCGTGGGTATATTCGTTTGACGATGCATATTCGCCGTGCAAGGCTCCTATGATGTACACTGGTGGTCTTGCCTTGGGTGGCTATGGTACGCACGAATGTAACTTTATGCTGCTTAAAATCGGTACGTCTCGTATGGCTACCGACAGTTCTAATGACTTTGTTCATTACAACGATGGATATAATACTAATCCTAATTTGGCAGTTTATGGTGGCGAAGCTGCAAAGATTATTCGAAGCACTAATCTACAAGGTCCGTGGGACGAGACGGAATCTAATACCACTTATTTGTGGAAGGACGAGTCGGACACTGATGGACATTTGGAAATCGGCGAGACGACTTTCACTTTTGATGTACCCAGCAGCCAAGTAGTTAATACTACAGTTGATCCGACAATTTCGTTGTATAAGATTGCTTATTATTCTGACGGCGTTACTGAATACCCCGACTATAATAATAAGATTTGCGATATGACGGTGTCGGTAAATGGAAATACATTCACCGGTACGATTAGTAGTGCTTTGTCTGAACGTGCTATTGCCGTGGTAAAGTATCGATACTACGATACAAATGGAGCGGCGATTTATGACTACTATGATACCAATTATCAAGACGGTCACCACTTGATGGTAGACTGCCCGTATAAGGGTATGGCTCTTGTCGTTCAAGATAAACAAGAACTTGACGGCACGTTGCACGTTGGTCTTGGATTAGCTGGCTCTTCGTCTACGGTTTATGGAAACCAGAAATTCGTGTATGCAAGGTGTAATTATGTTAACAATGCGTTTGAAATTACTCTTGGTGGTGCCGTAACGGCAAGCTTGCGCTTGCCCGGTGCGTATAACAAAGATGAACAAGACTTGAACACCGACTATCAGTTGGAATCTAAGTATGGCGGATTTGAGTTGTATGGCACTATTAGATTTACTCAGCAAGGTAATACTGGTACAAAGCCGGACTCCTCTACTAACTCGATTGAGGCTACCTTCAAGAGCCTTCAGTTCTGTTACGATCTGGATGCTGGCTATATGATTAGTGTGATCGAAAATGGTTCTTCGTCTAGTCACGTTTCTTATACACCTGGAAATAACATTATTTGTGGATATGGTGGTATGCTGTTGAGGCCGACTTATATCTACATAACTGATAGTGCGGAAACGGTGTTCAAGTATATCGAGCGACCGATGGTGACGACTAACGGATACAGCATATATATCAAGACTAACCAAACCGTTGCTACTGAATCCAATACAATGTATCGTATAACTCCGGTTGAGTGGCGAGACCCTAGTGGTAATTTGATAACCGTAAGTGGCTCCGGATGCCATAGCGGTACAATTTATCCGTGCCGATCCGAAAAATTGAAGGGTGACAGTGCTTCTGCGGAAGGTGTAAGCTTGGAATAGCATTGTCATAGTTTAACCAGAAGCACACCAGCGTAGGTGTGCTTTTTGTTCAAAACGAACTAATTTAACTCAAAGGAATAACATACATAAGGGTTCTTATGAAGATTAAACGCGAAAAGCTCCTTTTGCTTAACAGCATCCTCCAGCAAGCCGAACGTATTTTCAAGGCTCCGATCTCCGGAAAGTTCTACTACACGGTCACTCGTAACCGTAACAAGGCCGAAGAAGAGCGTAAACTTTGCTACGAAGCTTATCCGGTAGACCAAACTTATCTCGAATACGACCAGAAGCGTCTCGGAATCTTTTCCGAAGAAGGTATTCATACCGATATGCAGCTTCGTGAAATGTCCGTAAAGGAACCGGAAAAGTTCAACGCTATTCAGGAACGCCAGCGTAAGCTCGCTGATGAGTACAAGGATGCCATCGACGCTGAAAACAAGATGGCGGAAGCTCGAAATGAGTTCTTCAAGGAAGACCTCGAAATCGAAATTCGCCAGATTTCCAGCTCCGAATTGCCGGAAATCGACCCGAAATCTGGTTTTAAAGCTTGGGACGTGCTTAATGCGCTTGAACCTATGGTGTTCTACCCTTCTAATGTGACTACCAAGACGGTCGAACGTGAAAAGATTCTCAAGATGAACGGTGTTTTGTATCGGGCTGAGATGATTTTCGGAAACAACGTATCCAGCAAGTTCTATGCTGCGGTCAAGCATAACCGTGAAAAGGCTGAAGAAGAGCGTAAGCTTTGCTACGAAGCCTACCCGGTTGACCCGAAGTTCATCGAATACGACCAGAATCGGCTGGCTATCTTTGGCGAGGAAGGTATCGTGACTGATGACCAGCTCCGCGCCTTGGCTGCCAATGACCCAGAAAAGTTCAACGCCATTCAGGAACGACAGCGCAAGCTCATCGAAGAGTACAAGGACGCTATCGAGGCCGAAAGGAAGATGGGTACCGAGCGTCAGGCGTATTTCAAGGAAAATGTCACCATTGACCTCCAGTTGGTCACTATGGACGACGTTCCGGAATTCGCTGACGGCGAGCACATCAACACTTGGGAAGTCTTCGATGCTCTTGCACCGATGATCGACTTCGCCGAGGATTCCAACAAGGAATAGTTATGGCTGGATTGAGCGGGTGCCTAGTAGTCCGCAACGGTAAGGCGAGCGTCGTGCGTTGTCTCGACGCTCTTCTTCCGCTTGTGAACGAGTACGTTATCGTGGACACCGGTTCCACTGATGGTACGGTCGAGTTGGTTAACGACTGGAAGGCTCGCCATCCGGGTTCTCGTGTCGTGCTTGAACAAGTTGGCCGCCTATTCCACGACGAGGACGGCATTTTTGACTTCGGCGGAGCCAAGAACTACGCAATCAAGCTTGCCTCTTGTCCCTATGTGCTGTGGGTGGATGTGAATGACATTCTGGTAAACGCGCCCAAGGTTAGGGACGCGTTTGACAAGATAGTCAACAAGATACCGCACGCCAGTATAACCCTGTTGACCCGTGTGGACTCGTCTTTTGCTTTTCCAAGGGTTCGTATAGCTCCGAAGGAATATGCCCATTTTGAGGGTAGAATCCACGAGTATATGATCAATACCTCCAAGGACGGGCAAGTGGTGACCACTCGCTTTATGTTCGACAACTTCAAGAAGTATCGAGACGTGTCCAGAAACGTGAAGACATTGCTCAAGGACTGGAAGCTGCAGCATACCCAGCGGTCAGCCTTCTATCTGGGCAATTCGGCACGAGATATCAACGATTTCGAGACGGCCAAGGCTTGGTACGAGGTAACCGTCGACGAGTTTCCGTCTATGCTTAACGAGGAACGCGCCAAGTCGATGGAAGCATTGTGCGACATCGCTCTGAGGCAGAATGACCTGATTACGATGGGAAACCGCTCTATGCAGATGATCGAGGAGCTTCCTACGCGTCCGGAGGGGTTCTACTACCGTGCTAAGTACCAGTACGCCGTCGGGAACTACAAGATGGCCGCGAAGTGCCTAGACCAGCTGCTCAAAATCAACAAGGTCATCAGGCCGTCCCATATGTGGATTAACCCGGAAATCTATGACCGTCACCGCCATATTGAGATGTACAACGACGCTATGAAGAAGGCTGAGTTCTCGAATATGCAGCCGATGATGCCGGAAAGGGTCGAGATGTACCAGAGAGGCCGAGATTACTCGGCGGCTGGTATAGGGTCGCAGATGATGGGCGGTTTTGGCACACCAATGTACGAATATTCCAAGTGAATACTCAGCCAGTCTGAAAGACTGGCTTTTCTAGCACCTAGAAACATATAAACTACGAGCAAATGTATTGGAACAACGAATATGTCTACGAATCTACACGAGCTTACTAAGCAGCTGGATGCGCTGACCTATAACTCTCGAAGTGTCCTCAACGCACTTATCCGTTCTGTAATGGCAGCCGGGTCCAGCACTGGCTGGACTGTGGAACGTGCTGGCGTGGAAGTAACGATGACGAGGACTGATATCTTCCTTTTGAGTTCCTTCTATACCGAGTGGGAGTACACTCGTTTCGACAAGGATCAGTTTGATACTATCCGCGAAAAGCTGGACGCGCAGTACGCCGACGGCCAAGGAATGGTTAGCGATACCCCGGTAACCTACGCTATCGTGCAGCACTCGAAGATTATGACGATGACGACGACCGATGTCGGTGTCACCGACGATTCGTACTGGCTGGACAAGGTCAAGAACCAAGTGAACCCCAAGATGTTCACGAACAGTGCTCCGATTCCCATTAACCTTCGTACGCCGATTTATGACGAGAACTTGTCGACGAAGCATTTCGACCAGTTCGAAACCTATCTGTTCCCTCGTGCCTATTATACGCTAGATACACTGGGGTTCAGCGGTGATAATGCGTCTCACGTCGGTGGAGGCCTGGAATGGTTCTTCGACATTGACGACAAGATGACGATCGGTGCAGACCGTACGATTATCGGCGTTCAGAATCCGGAAGTCGCGAAAGTCCGTGACACCAACTACCAGACGCTTGGAACCCTTAATTCCCTCGCTGGCGGTACTGATTCGTATGCCCTCGGTCCGAATACGTTTAGCTACGGCTTGTATAACCAAGTTTACGGTAAGCATAGTGCCGCAGTTGGCGGTGCTTACAATTTTGTGTATAGCGAAGAAAGCGGAATCCTCGGTGGCCACGGCGGAACCGTGCAGAATATCTATGGTGCAATAGCAGGTGGCCTTGGTAACTTTGTTACTGGCCAGTATGGCTTTGCCGCTAACGAAAGTAACAATGTCGGCGGCTATGCGTTCTCGTTCCAGCGTTATGTGACGTCGGCTAATTCCAATACGGTTACTGACTGCGTAGATACGTTTACGACCGAGGATGGTTGTGTCTACAATCTTCAGCTGACTGGTGCAGCTGGCAACGGTGCGGACGCAAATGGAACTATCGGTCCGAACCAGATTCTCATTACTACTGATACGTTGAATCAGTCTGGTTTCAGTTCTGGACGGAATAGGATTTCCTCTGGCTATGATACGGCTCCTTACGGATATGGCGATATTAAGGTAGGCGACTTTGTCCGTCTGTCTCGTCCTCGTGTATATAACGATAATGGCTTCCCGAATATGGGCAACTATCTTGACCGTACTGTGACGGCACTGGAAATACGTTCTTACGGTCTTGTGGTTACGTTTGACAACGCGGTGAACCGTTTCCCAGGTGTCAATGGAGAAGTGACTGACGGCTATGTAGCTCGTCGTCATACTTACCAGTTGCCGGTATGTAGCGATTTCAACAAGTTCATCCGATTGGAAAATGACGGTCCGTATTCGTCGGCTGCATTTGGTTTCAATACGGTTGCTGGTGGAAAACACCAGTTTGTCGCCGGCCAGTCCAACTATGAATTGATGCGTCCGCTGTTCATTATCGGTAATGGTAGCAGCTATATTGACAGTAATACTTATCGTCATAACGCGTTTGTGGTGGCGAAGAACTACAGCTATATGCGAACGTCTGCTCAGTATGTGAACTTTGGTATTTCCGACTATTCGACGGCAACCCAATACGTTCACGGCGATGCTTCTTATAAGGAAAACCGTAAGTATGACGAAGACTACGTGAACGACGGTATCGAAAAGTATGCTGGCGTTTATGCGTATGACCTTGATAGCGAAAGCTTGGACGAGACTCGCGCAGTCCTCCGTGTGTCTCACGAGCATACCGCGCTTGGTATCGGTCGAAGCAGCATTATCGCGCATCCGATGTCGACTGAAAAGAATCCTAATACTAACAAGGTTCTCCTTGAGGCCGAATGCCACGAAGGTGCTATCGGTATTCACGCTGGTTCTTGGCAGTATGACCCGGCTGAAGAAGATGCCACCGATGAAAATAACTGGCTCGAATTCTACAACAATCAGGTTAGTAGCGGTGGCAACGATATGTCCATTACTATGTGGGCATTGGATAATATCGGTATTCACGGTTCTGGCGGTATTAAGCTGCATACGACTAAGTATATCAACGGCGATTATGGTGCATTGACCCTTCAGGGCATTTCTATGGGCGCATTGACCGCCGACACCTCTGATGATCGCGGCTTGATGGACTTCCAAATGGGATATGCCGACAATAAGCAAGTGTCCGCTTACATTAAATATCCGGGTCACTACTTTATGTGGAAGAACCACGCGATCAACTCGCATCAGTCAGAAGAATCGTATTCGAACTATATCGGCGCATACCACGTAATTTCGAACACGCATTACATCCAGACGAATGACGATAAGGATGGTACCATCTGGTCTACGGCTCAGCTTATCTTGCCGGGCAACGTGTCGTGTAGTCTCCAAGAACACAATAACCACGCCTTGCCTCACCCGAAGCTTCAAGTTCAGAATGTCAACTTCCCTGATGACATCCACAAGAATCCGTACCAAACGATCGGTTATTTGAGCCAAGAGCTTGCTTACTTGGTTGACGTTGAGGATGTGGAAACGAGGCTTACTGATTGCTTTACCGGTGCTATTAAACCGCTTGCTGGTAGTGGCACAAATTATATGCACTTGGCTAATGTTACGTTTGACAACGTGACTCACGGAGCTGGTGGTGTTATGTTTAGCGTATCATTCCTACAGCAGTCCGGCGTGTGCGGAAATGCAATATTGTCGTTCGCCATACTCCAAAGTCCTCTGCGTATTGGAGCCGATGGTAAATGTGTCGTATTGAGGAAAGAAACTCTAGCGTCAACTAGTTCACTGAGTACAATGAAATTCTATGCGGTTTGCAAGGGTGACACCTCGGCTGAAATATGGTATAGTGTAAATGCTAACACCGACTTGATTACGTCTATGAAACTAATTGGTGGTGTTGCAAATGTTGGCTATGTCAACACACAGAACCAAGTCTTTACGACAACCGCTCCGTCTGACCTTGTACCAATCAATTGGAACACCGAATTAGTTTAAGTGTGGTAAGATATGGCTACAAATGTACTTGATATCAATCCGTTAGAACATTTGACTGGCGATATCGCCAAGTCTCAGTTCAACTACGAGTCTATCTTGAGTGGACTCGTTAATTGGAACAACAGTAAGGATGACATCATAACCATTCGCTTGGCTACGACATCCGCACCGTGGTTCCGCGACATCAATTTGCACACCCGGTATTACTATTCCAAGAGTGCTGGCGCGACATTCTCTGAAAAGGCGTTGAATACTAACCGATTCGCGTATAATAGCCGATACCAGATGGTTGTTGGCGTGGACGAGGAAGTCGTCCTCCGTATCAATGCTAGAAATCTCGGTGGCGTGAATCCGTGGACTCTCTATGAAGATGTCGCTTTGTATAACCAAGTCAACGAGATTTCTGACTCGGATTATGTCGATTATTACCGTATAGATACTCAAACCGAGTTTACTATGAACTTGGTGACGAATACCTACATTAGGTATTCCAGCGGTGGCGACGTGACGCTGTGCAAGGTTATCCAAGACGTGTCTGCCGGAGACACCATTGTTCCCGGTACAAACATCAAGGACGCTGTTATTCCGCTTGAAACTAATAATGGCGTGGTTCCGCAGAATCTGGAAAACGAACCGTTTTTGTCTTACGGAAACGTAGTGTATGCCAAGTCGGCAAACACCGAGAGAGACCCGGCCAAGAGCATTACGAAGCGAGCCAGTGGCTATGTGCCGTACTGTGACATCTATCCGACGCCTCCGGCCAATACCGATGATTATGATCCGCCTGTAGCTGACTATGGAAAGATTGTGTACTATCGCGGCGAGTTCTTTGTGTATATCAGCGAAATGCCGACAACGCTGGCTCCGTTCGATGAAGCGACGGTCGAACGCGACAGCAGTTCGACTGTAACTATCCGCAAGTACAATACCGATTATTGGAAATCCGTTTTGCTGCTACCGACTACTTATAACGTGACTGGTAGCGGTACGCTTCGTTTCACGGTTCCGACCGATATCAACGGCTTCGTGTTGCTTAATGGTTCGACGGTGGCTTCTGATGAAAATACCGAAATCGGCGTGACCGGTTCTTTGAAGCTGAATGGTGGCAAGACCAAGGAACATTCTGGCGTGGATATCTTTTACACGTCCAACTACACCGAATGGCCGAGCAACACGTCTAAATGGGTGGAGGGAACTGCATACCAGACGGACGCTGGAAAAAATGCTTACTCACTGCAGGCGTATTCCGCAGTGATGGTATTCAACCACGCCGACCCTTCCGTCAAGCAGCGCAACATTATCAACTACGATGGACCGGATTTGGATCAAGGCTTGTGCATTATGCTTCCTTGTGAAGTCGAAGTTGAAGAGAACGGTTCTCCGGTAATCAAGAAGCCTAGCGACGGTATGACCTTCGAGTTTATCCTCAATATCTGGCCTAACCACGCGTATGACGGACGCGAATACAACGACTTGATTATCAACAAGTCTCAGGTCTATGTGTACAGCATCAAGAACTGGGATGACTACAAGACCGATGGTATGGGCGTATCAACTGTTACTCCGGTGGCGAAGTTCAGTATGGCTCGTCTGACGAACTTCTACGTTCACGATGAAAACGTCGGCGTCCCAGATAGGCCGGTCGTCTACAAGGCTACCTTCATTTACTCGGAAACCGAAGCCCGCTGGAAGACGTACGACTACTACCAGTTCCCGGACCATATCTTGCTGTCTCCGTTTGGTTTTGTAGATCCAATGTCCAAGGAAGCCTATGAGGTGCAGTCCGCTGGGTTCCCGCTGTTCCAGAATCCGTTTGCTAATTACGACTTGTCTCCGATTCACGTATCGGACACTTATCGTAACCAGCTGCAAGAAGACCCGCGAGACCAGTAACCAGCTAGTTTTGTTGTTCCTAGGCCGGTCCGAGCAATCGGACCGGTTCTTTTATGGCCTCGAAGTATATAAACTGCGAATAGCTACTGGAAACTGATAAATGTCCGAAATTTCAGAATTCGATAAAATCCACAATTACGTGACTTGGCCCGACCGTGAAAGGGAATTCTTCCCCAATGGCGACGTTACGATAGGTGCATTGGGGTTCCCGGCGGCTAATGAGAGCGGAGTCGCTAACGACGGTACCTGTAACTGTGCCGAAGGCGTGGACGAGTGCGAAATGCCTCGTACGGTCTCCGCAGAGTTTAGCGTTGCGCATCCTAGCACGCCAATTCCGGACGATGCAAGCTTCTTTAAGGCCACGACGCACGTCGATGTGGTCTACAAGAACAGCGAGCTTGCCTTTATTATCCCTGCCAAGAAGATTGACTACGTACGTTCGACTCATACATTGACGGTGAGTCTCTTTGACGACATTACTAATGTCGGCTCATATACTCGTATTTATTTAATCAAGAACGAGAACTCTAAAGACCCTCTGACAACTACGAAGCTGATTAACGACGGCGTTACGCTTGATCGTGATGGTAATGCGTTGACGACAACCAGTATCAATGCCGATAACAGCTTTGACCTTTCCGAAATAACAGAAGACGAGATCGATTCTGATAAGTTTGCTGTCCGTATAGTATTCTTGAACGATGCGGACGTGTACGTGTATCTTACTGACCAGAAATCTGGCTACGAGAACGGCGTATACGAAATCAAGAATGGCACGATGTCCTATGTAGCGGCTTCCATCGGTGACGACGAGATGTCCGAAGCCGACCGCGACGAATTGCTTGCCGACGGCAAGACTATGGACAACGTGGGTACGTGTTGCGGACCGCATTTCCGTAAAACCTACTCGCACGACGAGATTCACGACTATGTCTATAAGAAAGTCGGTGCCGTTACTGGTTTTGGCGTATACTCTGATGTGAGCGGCTGCCAAGGTTCGCTTGTTGACTGGCTGACTTCTAGTGGACTCGTGGACATTGGAAACCGTCGAGGTTTCCCGGTGTATGTAAATGGATTTGGACTTGGCTCGTTCTATGTTGGCCAGTCCGCTACTGTATCTAGTGTTACGGTAAACGAGGAATCTGATGACGATGTCGAAACCATCCATCCGTGGCTGCTGTGGTCATATGGAACTACTAAGAACGAAGAGACCGATACTAACGTGTCGGCACTTCCTCGTGACTGGCCGTTTACTTATGCAAGCGGTTCTTTCAACCATCTCAACGACGTTAGTAGTGTCACCTTGGTCAAGCACGGCGTGACTATCGATGGATTTAGCGATCCGGATATTGAGAATCCGACCTTTGGCAATCTGTACGACGATATCTACGACGAAGAAGATCCAGACAATCCTCGTCTGGTAGCGCACCGCTTCTACAACAAGCACCATTTCGTGTTGAACCAGAAATACAAGCGCGATGCGGACGGCGGCTACGAAGTGAAACCGTTCTTCATCCAGCTTCCGGCTCCGCTCGATACTGAAGACGGCGATACATATGAAATTACTGTCTCTATCCAGAACCAGCCCGAAGACAATCTTGGTGAGTTCGTGAACGCTAAGGACTTGAGTGCCTATTATGCTGCTATGTCCCAGCCTCGCGTTTACGTTATGGGCGGTCGGCAGCAGTTCAGCAACAAGAAACTGCCCATTACGTCGATCACCTATACGAGCGATGGATTTACCATTGTAACGAATCGCCAAGCGTGTGACGTTCGTGGAGACGCTTTGCCGGTAGATACCCAAGTCCGTGCTAATGTGACGGCAAGCTTGAATGGTTACAGTCTACCGAGCTTTAATGCTTTTGGTCAGATAACGGCAACCAGTGTAGACGGCACTACTATTGTTTGTGAAGGCAATATTCCGGCTGACCGTAATTACCACCGTGATGATACCAAGTTCTTCATCTGTGGTATGGCCTACCTTGGAGAAGACGACAACCCAAGTACGACTCGTATGGGTCTCGTGCGTGACTCGTCTCTGTTTAGGGGTGATGCCGGTTCGGGGACGGCTGGTGCTTTGGACCAGTACAACAACTTCTACTCTATTGACGAGAAGGACGGCCACCGTTCGTTGCCTCACGTAGACCGTCGTTACTACTTGGCTTCCGTTTACCAGACCGCTACGAACACGTTCCCTTGGCGTATGAACGGTCGCCGCAAGATGCAACGACTTGACCGTGCGGAAACCGATATTACAAGGGATAATAGCATTATCAAGATGGTTTATGATGCGAACGTGGGTCTTCTTCACGACGATCGGTTTGAAACCGCTACTAAGAGATTCGATGGCGGCTATGCGTTGGCCGCATCTGAAACTCCGCTGTACTACTCGTTGCCGTCGACCAGCTGGAAGAGCATCGCGTCGGTTATTCGTGTTGCTATGGCCGAGAACTTGAATGATAAAAAGCTAATAACCGAGCCGTATGGTAACCCGGTTCGTCAAGCCGCGTCGGCAATGAAGAAGCTGACCAACGACTTGTACAATATGCGCTTGCTTATTACTACGGCTGGATTGCGTTCTGCCGAAGTGACTACGCAGTATCTTAGCATCAAGGATAGGACGAGCTGGCCGACTGCTGGTGAAACTTTGTTCGATTCTTCGGATATCAACTATGGCTTGCAAGGCGATGATTCTATTCGATCGAACATTGCTCATAGCACGCTTCGTTCTTTGCCGGATTATGTGGTGAAAGCCGACTTGTATGAGGACGGCAGCTCAATGTCTCCGCTAAATAGCGACGGGGTTCTATTTACCGAGGAGGGTGATTCACAAGGCCACGGTTCGGAATTCTTCAACTATTATCAGACGGTTCCATATACCAAATACTCGTCTCAGTATGCTTCTACTGGGGCGGCTACCGAAAACGACTGCGACCTCGTGGGTGACCCGCTTACCGGACGCATCTACTCCGACAATAGCTTGGTCAACGCGGTCATCGTGTCAAGTGGAAACTTGACAAGCAAGAATCGCGCGTATAATGATATGCGCCGTTATGCTGATGTTGGCCTTCGACTCGAAATTTCTGATAGCGCAGTCGAATTGGCCAATGAGAATCTGGCCGACTGGCTGAATCCGTTTACGAATTTGTCATACAAGGACGGTGCTCCGGCTCTGTCCGTTACTACGGTGCCTACTGTATCTGATGAACAGCAGCAGTGGTTTGCCTTTGACGCCGTACAGATGTATCGCTTTATGATGGATGACGACGCCAACGACCCGGTTGAAAGCATTTCGACTTGTATGCCGTATCTCTCTGGTGCCGAGAAGACAAAGTCTAAGGCACTCGCGAAATTTATCGAGAAGTACGTCGTAAGCCACGGTGCTGGAATGCCTATCCATTTCTACAACGGTCGCCGTGTCGAGTTGCAGAATGGTGTCGTTCCGGAAAGCAATACGTTGGTTTACATTAACAATATTTATCGAGTGAAGAAGCGGTTGGAAGCGGAAGGTTGTTCTACAACCGGCTTGGATGATTTCCTTACGCATTACATTGATGACAACTTTGCTTCGGTGACCAGCGCGACAAGAAACCCGAACGCGGATTCGGTGGACTTGGATCTCCACACGTTTGCGCTGGCTGCTACGGTTCCGCCTTATAAGACGGCTCCTGAGTATACGCAAGGTAATACCTATACTCGTGTCAGAATGCAGTTTACCTTCTCGCAACGAGCTGGTCGTTGGTACACTACCGAATATAGGCAATATCCGTGCTGTTACTTGACGCCGCTATACGGAAATGATGCTCTTGTACAGCGTTGCTCGTCGTTGGTCGATGACGATGGTGTCTTCGCTGATATCACGTATTCTACTGGTGAAAACGCGGCCACGACTTATTTGTGGCGCAACTCGGCTTGTACTGGGTTCAACAACTATCGTAACGCGATGTATGCCCCATATAGCTCTTATCCTCCGATGGATATCACGTTGGGTTGTGTTCCTTACTTGTTTGAACAGTGGCCGTATAACGAGGATGGAACCTTGAAAAGCTCTATGTCTAACAGCAAGGAAATGCCCGCTACGGCTAAGCCGGTTATGACGAAGCTGGAAGAGCCGTGGATTCCGTATGAGGATGGCGGTATCAGTCTGTACCCGCCAGCAGATGTCGACGGCGGCCATAAGAATGAAACCAACTCCGGCGTACACGCCAATTTCTGGTCGGTTCGAAAGTTTGTCCGTCCGGCGACAAGTATGCTGGATGGTTGTGACATACCAAGATACGAAGACCCTGACACCTATGACGCGACAGTTGATTACCGTTTTGGCGGTCTTGACGCTGATCCGACCTTGTACAGAATGTTCGATTTCCCGAAGGCCGGAAAAGTGGAATACCATTTGCCGAACCAACTCGACCCGTCTATTGATATGGCTAATAACTACATCTACTACCGTTCTACACCGGCTGAAATCGGTAGCGGAATGGCAAAGCAAGGTGTTATTAAGTCTGATGATACTCAAAACATTTGGCTTGGTTACGGCGTGTCTGACGCTGACCAGCAGATTACCGATGATTAGGAGGCTACTATGGCTGTGAATCAAGCACCACGCCGAATTACGGCTCTTGCAAACATCAATACGCTGAATACCGATGCTAGTGAAGACTTGCTGAACGCGTTGCAGCTTCCGGCGTCGTCAACCGCGCCGACTACCGAGGATGACCGAAAGCATTCTCCGGCTAAGTGGTATATCGCCGCTGACTACAAGCAGAATACGGAAGCTGCCAAAGGCGACTTGTGGGATGACGAAGGCGAGGCCGACTATGGCTCCGTCAGCATTCCCATTAGCCGTATTGCTATGCGTGATTCTGGTGGTATCATTCCGGAATCTATGCTCCCAGCGTATATTGATGAAATTATGTTTGGTACGCTGAACACCTCGTCAGCGTCCGTGACCATATTTACCGTGGAAGAATTGGGTGGAACCGAAAGGGTGTTTGCTTCACCTACGCAGACTGGTTCACAGCGGGTTCCGCCGTCTAACGCGATTTTCTACGATAATACAACGAAGGTTCAGTATCGTTGGGTTGAAGCGGCAAAAGATACGCGTGATGGAGAGGTGTTCAACGGATTCACCCCCATTCCGAACTCCAAGACGATTAGGTCCAATTATGGTCTTGAGGTTTCTCGTAACGCGACGGAAACTTTGATCGACGCTAAGAAGGCCGATTTCTTCACGATGTATGCTTCGGCCGGTCCGCAAGAGGTTGGTAATTCGTTTACGAAGTTCCCGTTTGATAGTGGGACTGGTAAATCTGAGAACGCCAATCTTACGGTGGCGGCGTCTAGCGATAAGGTGACGGTTTCCAACTTGATTGAAGGTGTCCGCTATATGGTGAACCTCCAGTTGTCCGCTACGCCCAAAACGCTGTCGTCGAATATCATCGACGTGTCGTTCAACTGCGGCACCGTTCCGACACAGGTGCAGCAGATGGATATGTCCGGACCGAGCGGCGCGACTACAAAACTGAATTTCGTGTGTTCGTTCCGTCTGAACGGTGGAACGACTGCCGATTTGCAGATCAAGGCAGAAGAGGCCATCAACGTGACGACCACGAGATTGACGATATTCGAGTTACTGTAAGATAAATTTTACAGCTGCGGATATAAAGATGCCGAGTATGAGAATGCTCGGCATTCCTATTACGGTGTACCAGAAGGCGCGACGGATATTCCACTTGTGCTCATTTATGTCGTACAGCTTTACAGTAGACATAGCGATATGGAATTCCGTCAATAGGAATAGGTACACCACTTCGATGATGTTTAAGTACGGCTCGTCAAGCTTGGTTGTGTCGATAGTTCTAATCATACACAGTAAATTAGTTTTATCTGAGCCAAAGTGTCACCGGGACTTCGTTGCTATCGATGTCCATATTGGCGACTGGCTGGAACCCATACTTACTCAAAAGCTCGATCGCGGATTCGTCGTCAGCGTCGGTTACGGTAAACACCTTCGTATCGGTAGCATCGATCTGGGCGAGCAGTTCATCGGCTATACCCTTGTTTAAATATTCATCCGGAACGGCGAAGAATTCAAGCAAGACACGACCGTCTAGGTTCACGCCAGCGTGGAGCGAATAAAGGTCTAGCGGCTTGAATCCCATATAGTTCTTCTGCGTAGGGTCTACGAGAGAAGCTACACCAACCGGAATGCCTTCTTCCTCGATGTACACCACAGTGACGGAGTTCAATAACCGGTCGACAACGTCTGGCGTGGTCGGAAGTCCGGGCTTCTGGGCTTCGGCGCGGACGTTCATACGACCAGAAATGATGTCGGCAAGCTGGTAGAGGACATCCTCGGTTATGTCACCGGGGTTCTTGACGAACGCCGAATACTTGGTCGGGTCGAGCGGCTGGGCTTCGGTCGGCTGGGTAGGATCAACCGAGTCGAAATTTTCCTTCAAGTCTTCGATGAATTCCATTAGTTGATCTCCTCGGTCGGCTGGGCAGCCGGTTCGGCTGCGGCTGTATGGAACATATTTTCAGCTCCAGGGAGCTTCTGCTTTGCGCGGAGTTCTTTGTCAAGGCCGCGAGCGAATGCGGTCGCAGCTTTTTGAGCGGCGGCCTTCTGCGCTGCATCATCGCCTTCGACATTCACCTTCATAGTGCCGTTCATAAGGGCGGCATAGATTTCTTGGGCTTCCTGACCGGACGGAGTCTTGGTTACGTCGTAGTTTTGGACATTGTTGGACTCTTCGCGAATCTTCTGCGAGAACGCTTGCACCATTTCCGGAATGGTTTCTGTATTCAGGATGGCCGTTTGGTCGAGCGTAGGCTGGTGTCCGCCACCGGCGCAAGCAACAAGGAACGGAGTGATAGACAGTGCGGCGACCGAAGCGAACTTCTTCATCTTCTGCTTGAAACTGTCAATCAAACCTTCCATAATGACTGGGTTGTCCAACGCGCACTTACCGGCGGTAATCGCGTCGTCCATAGAAGTTCCCTTGCTAACGACAGCAACGACACCGTAGAGGTTCTTGGTGCCTACTGCGGACGCTTCGACGATGATGCCGTCGGAGACCTTGGTGCAGCGCACCGAACCATTTTCGAAGAATATCTCCTTCTGCGAGTCGGTAATCTTGCCGCAGCTCTCGAACTGGGCTTTCTGCTCGCTCTTGAAGTAGATGTCCTTGATGCTTTCGATAATTGACGCGTTCTGGAGCGTCTTCATTTTGGTCAAATTGATGTAGAATTCGGCGTTCATAGGAACCTCTCTTTACTATTCTGCAGTTTATACGATTTTGTGTTGTTGCAAGATAAACTTCAAGGTGCTATATTTCCATTTACAAGTCGCACCTTGTGTAGGTGCGTTTATTGAAATATTGAAAAAAAGAATAGGATATATCCAAAATATGCCAAAAAGACTTACTTTTGATGACTTCAGGGACGGCCCGGTCTCGGTTCCCGACTTTGCTCCCGGCAACTACGGTATGATTTTTACCATCCGTGGTGCTATGGACGACAAGGAATGGAAACGCTGGGTATCGATTACCAATGTCCCAGAGCTTCGCGGTATGATGGGTAAGTACCGCAAGCAGAACGGTGTCGTGGGACTGCGCGACGCCATTATTGCCTTTTTAACCGAAAACAATATCGAGGTGTTCGATGCTTAACTTCAACAAGATTATTGATACGGATGACCTTTACACCGTGTTCCGTCTTTGCATTATGTCCAAGTTTGTGCAAGGTAACGCTCGTTACCGTGAGTGCGCGGACAATACCGAATTCCGGTACGCATCAGACGACTCGACAATCAACGCGTACGCCAACAAGGAAGGCAACCGATACACGGTTACGCTTCTCCGTGGCATCCTTATGTGGAACGGGCTTTTCGGACTTATTTGGGTGCTTGCCGATAATGGCCAGAAGTTCGGTGATACGCTGAAGCTGGTACACTGGGCTTCGAGCTATCTCCAGAACGATTTCGACGGAGAGATTCCGGAAACCATCTACGAGGATATGATTAACGGATGCGGTATCAGTAACCCGAAGAAGATCATCGACTCCTTCAACCAAGGCAAGATGGAGCAGTGGCGTTCCAGCACGCTTGAAATCGCACGTTCCGTGCTCGCCCACGAGCTTGGCCACGTCTGCCTCGGCCACGTCGATGACAGCGGCTACGACGGCACGATTATGTCCGCAAACCGCAATGTCGAGCGTCAAGCCGACCTGTTCGCTTGTTCAGTCCTCCAGTCTGGGTCTAACGTGCAGTCCGCCGCTATCGCCACTGTATTGAGCGAGCTTTCGCTCCTCTGTTTCGGTAACGGCGATGGCCAGCATACGCACCCGGCCTCCAAGGAACGTATAACCTATATGATGAAGAGTTTCGAAGGTCTGTTCAGTAGCCGGACAATGGGCGAAAAGCAGCTTATCGCCATTATGGAAGAAATTCTCAAGGTTAAGGTTAAGAAATGAAATTGACACTTTCGTTGGGCATCCAGTTTATGATGAAGGATCGCGTGATGGATATGCCCAAGATGTTGCCGCAGCAGAAGCACGAATACCCGTTCGAAGTTTCTATACCTATGGAACTCGAACCGTTCGTGACCGATTACGCTATCGCCGCGCAGACTGGTGCCGCCGCGAAATATGAGTCTCCGAAGATTGCCGCCCAGATGTGGCGACCGAAGGTTCGTACAAAGTATCCCGAAATGTTCAAGACGATCGACCAAGAAGGCAAGATGGTCAAGTTCAACGTGAGCGACGATAATATCATCGATGCGGCAATCTGTATGAATGTCGAGGATGTCATCGACAAGTTCATCGATGAAAACAAGGACAAGATTATCGACGACTTGAAGCTTGAGCGTCCGCACGAGACTGAGACTCACTATTTTGCCGACACCTTCATTCACCTTCTTGAATGGCACATCATTTTCGAGGAAGCCAATGCCGAAGAAAACGCCTAGTGATACCCTTTACCTCGCCTTGAACAAGCCTTGGTTCGATATGATCAAGTCTGGAATCAAGACCGAGGAGTACCGCGAAATCAAGCCGACCT